CTACCGCGCCGGAAATTTTTTATACAAGGTGCACACCGCAACGTCGTAAATAATCGCCACCTGCTTTCTGTCCATTCCGTTTGCGATCAGCCTGCCAGCCTGCGCCCATTGCTCAGGGGTTAACTTCGGCCTTCTGCCGCCTATGCGCCCTTTCTCCCGGGCTGCCGCCAGTCCTGCCCGGGTGCGTTCCACGATTAACTCCCTCTCCATCTCGGCCAGGGCTGACATGATGTGGAATATGAAACGCCCCATTGGGCTGGAAGTGTCGATGCTGTCCGTAAGGCTTTTGAAGTGGATGCCGCGCTGCCGGAGTTCGTCCACCAGCAGTACCAGATTCCGCATGCTTCGCCCGAGGCGATCCAGCTTCCACACTACCAGCGTATCGCCCTCACTCAGCGTTCGAAGAAGCCTTTTAAGCGCTGGCCGGTTCGCTACCGTCCCGCTCATTTTTTCCTCAAAAACCTGTTCACATCCTGCGCGTTCGAGAGCTTGTCGCTGGAGATCCGTATTTTGGTCATTTGTTGACACCCTTACGTAGCCAATTTGCATGTTTTTCACCCAATATTTTCTGCACAAAAATCAGGTGAAGTTATCGGCATGGCTGCCGCAGGGCAATCTATAAAACGTCGGTTTGGGAACATCCGCGACGAGGGACGTCGGGATGAATTCGGGAAACGTCTTACAGGTAGGAGCGTTTGGATTGCCTACTGGTGATGCCAGAGCCTTTAAAACAGACACGGCTGTTGCCCCAGATGGAACAAACTTCGACAGCCTGACAGAGCCAGGAACTTACCGTTTGCTCATAGACATGGCTAAGTCGACTTCGGGGCCTATCTCCAGCTGGTATGGGTATGTCCAAAATTATGTCCGTATAGCAGATGTGGCCATGACTCAGTTTTGTTTGCCATACGCCAGCAAAACCGATGCGGGTAGATTTTTTTTCAGGGGGTATAACACCGATGTATGGAGCCCATGGAAGGAGATCACAACTTCAGCAGTGTCTGACAAAACAATGAAAAACATCGGTGATGACCTCGATCCGGAAGAGGCTTTGCTGAATATCTGCCGGATGGAGTTCAAGCACTTCACCTTTAAGGATGATGAAACTCAAACCCCACGACGCGGAGTCATCTCTCAGCAAATAGAGACAATCGACCCCGAATATGTAAAGCAAATTGGCGGCCTGCTGCATCTCGACCAGACGCCAATGTTGCTCGATGGACTGGCGGCAATTCAGGCATTATTGAAGCGAGACGAGCTTAAAAACGCCGAAATTTTAAGCTTAAAAAAAGAACTGACCGAACTGCGAGCGATGGTCACCTCAGGTTCTGAGAGGAATATTTAAAAGGTCGGTTTGGGAAGTAGCGCGACTAAGGACGTCGGAACGGACTCCGGTAATGTCATGCAAGTGGGGGCTTTTGGGGTTGGAACATACCAGGCTCCAAGGCCAAATGATGCAAATTCATCGTTTATCAGTGACGCCTTTGGAGACACCATTTGGGCTCCGGCCAACGGTTGTGGCTACCAAAGTTCTTACAATACTCAACGAATAGCACAAATGTGGGTGACTACTGGCGGGACCGGGTACACCCGCTTCGCAGAGACAACTGCATGACCCATGACCAGCAACCCAATGCTGGTCTTTTTTTTCCGCCATTAGCTCAACTGGAAAGAGCACGGAGCTTCTATCTCCGTGGTTCGGGGTTCGAATCCTCGATGGCGTACAATTAAGCACAACAACATTAGTTTACTGAAGGCTACCATCCAGCGGCCTTTTATATACTCTTGACTATGCAAGCATAAAATAGTGAAAAATGCTTGCATATGTCAGACGATAAGAAAGATCCAAAGGGTAAAGCTAAGGGCGGGATTGCTAGGGCGAAGTCTCTTACTAAAGAGCAGCGTTCTGACATTGCCAAAAAAGCAGCGGCAGCAAGATGGAAAGACAAGCCGTTGAAAGCAACCCACAAGGGAAGCTTTATGGAAGAGTTTGGCATTGATACTGAGTGTTATGTTTTAGACAATGAATCTAAAACGGCTGTGGTAACTAAAACCGGGCTGGCAAAACTCATTGGTCTTGGGGAGCGAGTAAAAGATATCGACCGAGTTCTTAACGCTCAATATATGCAAGATTACGTAGACGCAGTTTTGCTTGAGAAAATGGAAAATCCTTATATTTTTCAATGGGAGAACGATGGCGCAGTACTCGGTTCTTTTACTGGCGGACATGGATATGATATTTCAGTAGTAATTGATATTTGCAAAGCCCTTACGGCAGCTAAAGATAGTGGCGATCTTCCAGCATCTAGACTAAATGCAGCTATGCAAGCTCAAGACTTAGTTAACTCGGCGGCAAAGGTTGGTATTACTAACGTTGCTTACGCTGTAGCTGGATTCAAACCTGAAGTACAGCAAGTAATTGATCTCTTCAAAGCATTTGTTAGGGAAGAAGCTAGGCAGTATGAGAAAGAGTTTCCCAACGAACTTTATGAGGCTTGGTACAAAATTTATCAATTAAACAAGCCAGGACGAGGGCGTCCATTCTTATTCAAAAAATTGACTATTGAGCAAATTTACAAGCCCTTGGCCAAAAGCGAAGGTAAGATTCTTGACCTTGCTAAAAGTAGCAAAGATGAATTCGGAAAACCCGGAGACAAGATCCACCAGTTCCTATCTGAGGTTGGCGTCAAGGCGCTCAAGCAGCAGATTGGTAAGGTTTTAGCGGTAACGACTCTATTTGATGAGAAAGACGCTTACGAATCTGCATTGGAAAAAGTAAACAAGTGATCATCAACGCGGCCACCGCGCCGGGTTTTTATTGTCTAAAGTATTTCCCAAGACTGCCGATAATCTTCGTTCTGAAATTGAAAAAAATAAATATCTGCATTCGTTGCCCGCTCCCGTGCGGGCTTTTTTTATTCCCCTCATTACTGAGAGGATACACAGCTATATGAGGGGAGACCTATGTCCGATCCATTTTCCGGCACAGGGCTGGCCGGTTTAGCTTTGACTGGAGCAAGTGTTTACGGTCTATTGACCGGAACTGATTACGGTGTTGTTTTTGGAGCATTTGCAGGCGCAGTATTCTACATAGCGACAGCAGCTGACCTGAGTGTGTTACGTCGCCTGGCCTACTTCTTCGTGTCGTATATCGTCGGCATTCTTTGTTCGGGGTTGTTGGGGTCAAAACTCACATCCTGGACGGGGTACACCGAGAAGCCTCTGGATGCTATTGGTGCCGTAATAGCTTCTGCGTTAGCCGTTCAAATCCTTACGTTCCTGAACAAGCAGGACATCGGCTCGCTGGTGGCGCTGATAACGCGCCGGGGAGGTTCAGGTGGTACTAAATGACCCAACAGCAACTATCAACGCGCTGCTCTGCGCCGGAGTTGTAATTACTCTGATGTTTTACCGCCGTGGTGATTCGCGGCATCGGCCATGGATTTCGCGTTTAGCCTGGCTGATTACCGTCACTTACAGCGCTGTACCGCTGGCGTACCTGTGTGGGATTTACCCGCATTCATCATGGGCCATCATTGCGGCCAATATCATATTCCTTTCCGTGCTGGTGGCCGTCAAAGGCAACGTTGCACGTCTGGTTGATCATCTGAGGCACTAATGAACCAATCACAATTTCAGAAGGCGGCTGGTATCAGCGCCGGATTAGCTGCGCGCTGGTTTCCGCATATCGACGCCGCCATGAAGGAATACGGCATCACCGCACCGCTTGATCAGGCCATGTTTATTGCCCAGATGGGGCATGAAAGCACCAGATTTACCCGACTGGTGGAGAACCTGAATTACGCGGTTGAAAACCTGGTACCGACGTTCGGCAGCCACCGCATCACTCAACAGCAATCCGCCGCACTTGGCAGAACGGCAACGCAACCGGCAAACCAGAAAGCGATCGCCAATCTGGTATACGGTGGTGAGTGGGGAAAAGAACACCTTGGCAATCAGGTCGCTGGTGATGGCTGGAAATATCGCGGTCGTGGGCTGAAACAGATTACCGGCCTGAGCAACTATCGCAGTTGTGGCCAGGCGTTGAAACTGGACCTTGTTACTCATCCGGAGCTGCTTGAAAAGGATGAATACGCCGCGCGCTCTGCCGCATGGTTCTATGCCTCCCGCGGTTGCCTTCTTCATTCCGGCGACGTTGAGCGCGTGACACTGTTAATCAATGGCGGCCGCAACGGGCTGGATAAACGCCGTGCGCTGTTGAACCTGGCGAAATCCGTTCTGGTATGAGGTGAATGTGGGGATCGAAACGATAATTGGGCTGGTCGCATTGGTTATTTCCGCTATCGCCGGCGCTTTTGGCCTGGGCCATATTCGCGGCACCAGCAAAGCTGAAGTGAAAGCCGACCAGCAGCGCACCGAAGATAACGCAGCGGCAACGGTCGCAGCAGCCGAACGCCGGGTAGAAGCAACGAAAGAGGCCAGCAATGTACAGCAGACTGTTAACCATATGTCTGACGACGATGTTGATCGCGAGCTGCGGGACAACTGGACCCGTAAGGGTTGAGGTAGCCGATACGTCTTGCGACTGGGTTAAACCCATCTACTGCACAGCGCACGACTGGGATGTACTGGACAGGCAGACGAAGCGCGACATCCTGGCGCATAACAAAGCGTGGCAGGCGAACTGCAAGTAGGCCTTAATTGAAAGATAACTAAATAAATTTTCCAAATGGTCGTTATATAGAGAGTGTGTTTAATTAAGGGGGCAAACAATGCCTTTTCTCATGGTGTTCTTTGTTGTCATTATGGTGTTACTCCTCTGGAAGGCAGGAATACCCCAGGCTATCATTATGTTAATCATACCCATCATGTTTAGTACTTTGGGAGGTATGGTTGCCGCCGTGGGAGTAAGCGCGTTCGCTACACCTATTGTTGGAGTGCCTGTTGGAATCGTTGTATTTTTAATGTTGATGGGTAAGTTTTATCCAGGAGGTAACCTAAATCCAATACTGAGGACAGGCATGTCACATGAATAGCTATGGCTTTCTTATGCGCATTCTTCATCTATTACAAAGCTCATCTGCTGGTTGCTAATGATGATAAAATGCAGAGTCCCATGGATTTGGGGGGTAGGAAAAGCCTGGATATGATGCTAGAAATCATAACATTAAAAAGACCGTGAGATGCAGTATGAAAATCTTAGGATTGGATGAGTACAGAACCCTTCGTGAGGGAGGGACAATGAAGTATTTTGAACTGGAACGCATGCCTAACAGCACTTGGGTTGCCATTTTCGAAAGTTTGTTTGCCGAAAAGGATGAAAAGGCGTGGGTAGAGGGTTACTGCATTGTGACGAACTGCTCAAACAGTGAAGTATCCACCCGGTTCATATACTTGAAAGAAAAGTGCGAAGAAGCGAACTCTATATACAGGGTTAAGCATTCTGCACTATAACTAATTAAATAAAGTTAAACTCCTGGTGATTTGTTTGCTGCCATTTTCACTTCTTTCAGAATTGAATTCAGGTGTATGAGTTAAAAAAGACTTTTGGGCTATTAAAGGTAACGTAAATCACAGGCAAAAGATTCGTCAATGTGATTGAGTGTTCATGGGACTAACAATCTTCTCTTGTAAGGAATTATGTGTAGAAGGAGATTTTATGGCACAGTTATTGATTTTTGCTGATGATGAGCCTGCTAAGTTGCTGAAAATTCGAAGTTATCGGAGCAAGATTCTTTATCTGTATGCTAATAATGAGGTGAGGTGTTTGGATGTGGTGATTTTTTTTTCAACTTTTCTGAAAGGCGAAAGTGGTGCCATATTGGTGGCAGCCGATAGATACGTGAGCAGGAAAGAAATTATCGAGGCTTATGATGCTCTGATTGGTTGAAAGCAGCGAGACTGGCGCGTAGCAGTAGGATGGGTCATGCTTGGTTCTATACGTCAGTAGAGTGATACAGGAGTTCATATCGGCCAGACGAAGCGTGATGCTACTTTAATCCAGCGGGTGAGCGCTTAATATTGTTTGTCCCAACGGTTCGAACCCATTTCTGATTACCACATTCAAGCCACTGGCACTCGCTGGTGGCTTTTTTTATTGGAGTGAATAATGGCAAAATCGGACTGGGGAGAGCTTCAGCAACGGTTCCTGTCCGAACATGCCGCAACCGGCGTATCACCAAAGGAATGGTGTGAAGCGCAGGGACTGAACTACGCTACCGCCCGTCGATATATCAAAAAAACTTCTGCGCAAACTGCGCACAAATCTGCGCAGAAAAAAGTGCGCATTGCGCAGAAAGAACAAAGCGCAAATGAGCTGTCCGCACTGCGCTATCGAGGCTATCAGCCTGCTGGCCGTGAAAATTAAAGATGGTGAAAAGAGCGGGCACGGCAGCTATCGCCAGCACAAGCGCAACTTCATGGAGCGTGCATTCATCACTGTCCATTAAAAAGCCCACCGAAGTGGGCCTGCCTGTCCGGTCTCACCGACCAAAGCGAACCGGACATCCCCAGGTAAATACGAGGTGTCTTTCAGGCACCTCCAGTCTACACGATAAGAGGATTATGTGTCATGACTAACACGAACCCTGTATTTCTTGTTCGAAGAGCAAAAAAACAATCTGGTCAGCCTGATGCAGTTTTATGGTGCAGCGAGGACTTTGAAACCGCTAATGCCACCCTGGATTATTTACTGCTTAAGTCCGGTCGCAAATTTAAAGACTATTACAAAGCGGTCGCAACTAATTTCCCTGTTGTAAACGAACTTCCACCGGAAGGCGAAATCAGTTTTACCTTCTGTGATTATTATCAGCTCGATAAAGGCAAAATGAACTGGGAGCAGATCCCTGGGGTTTCTCTGCCCGAGCATCCTGCAACACAAAAAGCGGAAATGGCCGAAGCCACGGTCGTTAATGGCGTTGACACGTCTACTGGTGAAATCGTCGACGAACAGGCTTTTAACGAGGCTGATGCAGTTCCTCCGACCAATTCTGATCTGAAGATTGACGAAGGCGACGACGAAAACACGCGCTACCCGATCGTGCAAATGTCGTTACGCAAGCAGCTGTTGTCGCAGCTTACGTCGGATGAACTTCGCTATCACCTCACGCAGGCGGAGTATCAGGAAATAAGCACGCTGGAAATGGACACTGATAACGGATACGTCCAGAACCTGCTGCTGGCAGCCGCAAGCGTAGAAAAGATCCAGACTCTGGATATGCCATTTCTGTGGAAATACACCAGAGCCGTCAGAGACGTTTTTGATATGGAGAAACGTCACGAACTCTCTCTGATTTTGAAGTTTACGCAAGTATGGGCAGAAACATCACACCTCGATCGTGGAATTTTGACAAAAGAATGGGCCAAAGGTAACCGCATCAGCGCCGTGCAGCGTACTGACTCCAGTACTAATGCCGACGGGGGCTATAAAACGGACCGCGGCGAAGGGGCGCACCATACGCTTGATTCTCTTGATCTTGAAATTGCCTGCGCCCTGCTACCCATGGATTTCAACCCACACGAAATACCAGGCAGCGTGCTGCGCCGCGCGAAGGAGATCGTCGCTAAAAAAGAGGAACCGTGGAAATCGTGGAGCAACATCCTGCGTAATCAACCGGGGGTGCTGGCAGTGAACCGCACAGCAATCTTCAATCTCGTGCGTATCGCTCCTGAGAACATCCACAAGACCCCTGCTGCTCATCTGGAATTTGTTAATCGAACAATGACCACAAATTTCAACTCCACGACCGAGTTAATGCCGCTGCCTTCTGCCGCCCCAGTTATTTCACGTGAAGACGTGGACAAGCAGCTGGCAGCCGAACGTGGAGAACTTGTCGAGGGTATTAGCGACCCAACAGATCCGAAATGGGAAATAACCCACCGTATGACCACCACTACTCACGAAGAGAATTTACAACGGATTCGTGAAGAAGGTGCGCGCCGCGCTGAGGAAATGAAAGAGCAGCCGGAAATCACAAGTATGGGCAACGGCATGTTCTCCATTGAAGGCCTGCTCAACCAGAGCGCCTCAAATGAAGCAGAAAAAACGGAAGTGGAGACCACCAGCAATGTGCAGGTTCAAGAGAATAACAGTAATGAAGAACCGACTTGTGATGCGCTGTCACCGGGCAAAGTCGTATTGCAGCCAGGTGAAAGCAGTGCTGACACTGGTGAGGAACCAGCTACCGTAGAGCCGTCTGCCGCTGAGATTCTGGCCACCAGCGCGCCGAGTCTCGCCAGCCAGGACAGGGATGATGCAACCCAAATTCCTGATTCAGTAGACCAGAACGAACCAGAATCGGCACAAAACGAACCAGAAGTGCATCAGGAAGAACCAGCTGTTGAATATCCTGCTTATTTCGAGCCAGGCCGCTATGAAGGTCTTCCGGACGAGGTTTATCACGCCGCTAACGGCATCAGCTCTACCCAGGTAAAAGATGCGCGCGTGTCGCTGATGTACTTCAATGCGCGCCACGTTGAAAAAACCATCGTCAAAGAGCGCTCCGCAGTTCTGGACATGGGCAACTTAGTGCATGCGCTGGCGTTGCAGCCTGAACAGCTGGATGCAGAGTTCAGCATTGAACCGGTTATCCCAGAAGGCGCATTCACCACCACGGCGACACTGCGCACCTTTATCGATGAGTACAACAACGGCCTGCCTGTACTGCTGAGCGCAGACGATATCAAAAGATTTCTTGAAGAGCATAACGCCACGCTGCCCGCTCAGGTGCCGCTGGGCGCTAGCCTGGAAGAAACAGCGCAGAACTATATGACGCTGCCAGCTAACTTCCAGCGTATCGATGCAGACCAGAAGCAGACGGCAACGGCAATGAAAGCCTGCATCAAAGAGTACAACGCCACCCTGCCGACGCCGGTTAAAACTAGCGGCAGCCGTGACGCGCTGCTCGAGCAGTTAGCGATCATCAACCCTGACATGGTGGCGCAGGAAGCGCAGAAGCCACAGCCGCTGAAAGTATCTGGCACTAAGGCCGATCTGATTCAGGCCGTGAAGACAGTCAAACCAGATGCCGTGTTTGCCGACGAGCTGCTGGATGCCTGGCGCGATAACCCGGAGGGGAAAGTGCTGGTTACCCGCCAGCAGCTGGGCACCGCACTGAATATTCAAAAAGCGCTTCTGGCTCACCCGACCGCCAGCATGCTGCTGACCCACCCGAGCCGTGCCGTCGAGGTGAGTTACTTCGGCTTTGACGAGGAGACGGGCCTGGAAGTTCGTGTGCGCCCGGACCTCGAGATCGACCTGGACGGTGTGCGTATCGGCGCAGACCTGAAAACTATCAGCATGTGGAACGTAAAGCAGGAAAGCCTGCGCGCCAGACTGCACCGGGAAATCATTGACCGCGACTATCACCTGAGCGCAGCCATGTACTGCGAAACCGCGGCGCTGGACCAGTTCTTCTGGATTTTCGTCAACAAAGACGAGAACTACCACTGGATCGCCATCATCGAGGCATCCGCTGAACTGCTGGAGCTGGGCATGCTCGAGTACCGCAAAGCGATGCGCGCTATCGCAACCGGATTCGACACAGGTGAATGGCCAGCACCAATCACTGCCGACTACACCGACGAACTGAACGACTTCGACCTGCGCCGCCTCGAAGCGCTGCGTACTCAGGCATAAGGGGGATATATGCAAAATACCAACGTTACCGTTGCTGATCAGAACACCGTTATTAATTCCAACGTGGCACTGTTCGATTCTCAATACCTTAACGCCATCAGCACTTTTGCGCAGATTATGGCTCAGGGCACCGCGACAGTTCCTAAGCATCTTCAGGGCAATCAGGCCGATTGCATGGCCGTAGCGATGCAGGCAGCACAATGGCAGATGAATCCCTTTGCTGTAGCACAGAAGACGCACCTGATTAATGGTGTGCTCGGGTACGAAGCGCAGTTGGTCAATGCCGTCATTTCGCGTAGCGGCGTGCTTGCCAGCCGCTTTGAATATGAGTGGTACGGGCCATGGGAAAAAGTTGTTGGAAAATTCCATATTCGTAAAGGCGAAAAAGGCGAGTACCGGGTCCCTGGCTGGACCCTGGCTGACGAAGCCGGGATCGGCATTATTATCCGCGCAACCCTGAAGGGTGAAGATCAGCCGAGAGAACTCGATTTACTGCTGGCTCAGGCTCGCACCCGTAACTCAACGCTCTGGGCTGACGACCCGCGCCAGCAGCTTGCATATCTCGCAGTGAAGCGCTGGGCCCGCCTGTTCTGCCCGGATGTGATTCTGGGCGTTTATACCCCGGACGAGCTGGGTGATCGGCGTGAAGAACGGGAGGTAAACCCTGCCCCTGTGCAGCACATAAGTTTGACTGAAATTACTGATGACAACTTATCTACCACACAGAACGCGCAGCAGTCCTCAGTAAATATCGACACTTTGGCTGATGAATACCGTAAACGGATTGATTCTGCTGAAACTCTGGACGATGCCACTACCGTCGGAAACGACATCAATGCTTCTAAATCCGTACTGGGTGCAGCATTGCACACCGAACTGAAAAACAAAGCTACGCGCCGGTACCACTTTGTGAATGCGAAAAACAAAGTTGATACAGCTATCAAAGCACTTCCAAAACCGGGAGTGGAAGGTGCGGGAGAACGCTTCGAGGAAGTTGAAAAGATGCTCTTGGCGGCTAAACGGCACTTGGGTGATGAATTGCACGATAAGTACCGCATCACCCTCGATGATATGAAACCGGAATATGTGGCCTAAGGGAGGCGGGAGGGTTCGCCCTCCCGGTAACGATATGACGAAAATTATCGAACGCGGAATGATTTTTAACGGTGAGATGGTGCGGGCGATCCTCGATGGACGGAAGACGCAGACGCGGCGGATCATCAAGCCGCAGCCAGAGGGAACATTAAGCGGAAGTTTATCCGGTATGTGGTTAAGCAGGCCTCTTAACGGACTGTTGTTGCCGAAAATTGAAGATATCGCAATCCATTGCCCGTTCGGTGTCGTCGGTGATCGCATCTGGGTGCGGGAGACGTGGGCAGAGGCTGGAGCAAGCGCGCCGGATCTGAAACTTTATCGCGCGAATTACCCTGCGCATGTTCCAACTCATTACGAGAACGTGCCGCCGGCAGAGGATGTCCGCTGGACACCCAGCATCCACATGCCGCGCTGGGCCAGCCGTATTCTGCTGGAGATCACCGATGTACGGGTCGAGCAGCTGAACGATATCAGTGAGGAAGACGCACGTTCGGAGGGAATTTCTGGCTCCTCGGCACGTGACGTTAAAGAGGCTTACGCAGCGTTATGGCGGTCTATCTACGGTTCTGACAGCTGGCGCGCTAACCCATGGGTCTATGTGATCAAGTTTAAGCGTATCGAAGGAGATGGCCATGCGACTGATTAACCGAGGTAACCAGCAATCCCCGTTAGCGCGTCAGGCATGCGACATCGCGCTGGCAGCCCACCAGCAAAGATACGGCGACTATGGGCGCAGCAAGATGAAAGAGACGTATACGGTGAAGGTTGAAGGCGTGAAGGTCTGGGTGGAGGTGGTGAACCGCAAGGCGAGCTATGTGGCCACGGCAATGACAGGCATGCGCCGCTTGCGTGCCCTTCCCGGCCAGGCGTCCTGATAAAGAATTATCAAACGGCCCCGGTTGGGGCCCTTGGAGAACGAAGATGAGCAAAGCAACGAATAAATTTGAGCTGATGAGCACTAAAGACATCTGCGGGCAGCTGTGTATTTCCTCACGTACGCTCGAACGCTACAGGAAAAGAGCCCCAAACGAGAACCCTTTCCCTGAGCCAGATTGCGCTTACATGGGTGGACCCAATAAATGGCTCAGAACCAAAGTCACCGCCTGGCAGATTAAAGAGATGTCACGATCAACCCGTAAGCCGATGTCTCACCTGAACCTAACCCGTGATGATAAAGGCCGTCTCACCCGACCTGACGCGGCGTGA